CACGAGGTGCTGCGGGCGACGCAGCGCGAGGCGGAAGCGGTTGAGGACGACGACGAAGCTGCGGTCTCGACCTGAGGTCACGTCCCACCCCACGGCGTTGCGGGCGCTCCGGCGGGCGCTGCGCCGCAATGTGCTGTCCTATCTCAAACCGCCGCCGAAGCTCACCGTCTCCGAGTGGGCCGATCGCTACCGGGTTCTGTCCCGCGAGTATGCGGCCGAGCCGGGCCAGTGGCGGACGGACCGCGCGCCCTATCAACGCGGCATCATGGACGCCTTCGCCGACCCAGAGATCCAGGTCGTGGTGGTGGAGAGTAGTTCCCAGGTCGGCAAGTCCGAGATCGAAATGAACGTGCTGGGCTTTTTCACGGACCAGGATCCGAGCCCGGTGCTGATCGTCCATCCCACGGTCGGCGAGGCGGAGCAGTGGTCCAAGACTCGCCTCGCCCCGACGATCCGGGACACGCCGCGGTTGCGCAAGAAGATCAAGGACGCCCGAAGCCGGGACAGCGGGAACACCCTCCTGATCAAGGAGTTTCCCGGCGGGCACCTGACCTTGGTCGGCGCCAACGCGCCGTCCGGGCTGGCCGCCAAGCCGATCCGTGTGCTGCTGTGCGACGAAGTCGACCGCTTCCCTGCCTCAGCGGGTACCGAGGGCGACCCGATCGCGATCGCCACGCGCCGGACCCAGACGTTCTGGAACCGGAAGATTGCCCTGTTCTCGACTCCGACGCTCAAGGGTCTGAGCCGGATCGAGAAAGCGTTTGCGGAGGGCGACCAGCGGTACTACCTGGTGCCCTGTCCTCACTGTGGCTACGCGCAGCGGCTGGTCTGGAAGAATCTGCGGTGGGAACCTGATCATCCGGCGACGGCGACGTACGAGTGCGTAAGCTGTACCGTGCCGATCCCCGAACGACATAAGGCCGCGATGCTGGCCGCCGGTCATTGGGAACCCACGGCTCCGCTCCGGAACCGGACGGCCAGTTTCCACCTCTCGGCGCTGTATTCGGCCTGGGTCCGCTGGGAGGAGTTGGCCCGGGAGTGGATCGCCGCTCAGGGGGACGTTCTCCGGCTCCAGGTGTTCGTCAACACGATCCTGGGCGAGACCTGGGAGGACCGGGGCGGTGGGCTGGAGCCGGCCGATATCGGAAAGCGCCGGGAGCCGTTCGAGCACGAGTCACCCGCCGGCGTGGGACTGGTCACCATGGGCGTCGACGTGCAGGCCGATCGCCTGGAGTACCTACTCCGTGGTTGGGGTGTCGGGGAAGAGTCCTGGCTGTGCCGGCACGGGGTCATCGTGGGCGACCCGGCCATCCTGCCCGGCCAGGCGCACTCACCGTGGGACGAGCTGGACAGCGTCCGGCGGGAAGGACTCCTGACGCCGAGCGGCAAACGGATTCCGGTGTCCGCTTGCGGGGTCGATACCGGATTCCAGGCCGACGAGGTCTATGCCTATTGCCGGCCGCGGTTCGGCCAGCGGGTGTACGCCATGAAGGGGTCGAGTACGACGGGCCGGCCGATTCTGCCGCGCCGGCCGTCGGTCAACAACCGGGGCCGGGTCCGCCTCTTCGAGATCGGGACCGAGGCGGCCAAGGACGTGATCTATGCCCGGCTCCGCATGACCGTGCCAGGCCCGCAGTACATGCACCTCCCCGAATGGGTGAGCGAGGACTACCTCGAACAGGTGACGGCGGAAAAGGTGGTGCGGCATAACGTGGCCGGCCGCTGGTCCCGGCGTTACGAGTTGGCGCGCGGGAAGCGAAACGAAGCGCTCGACCTCGAAGTGTTGGCCCTGGCCGCCTACCGGATCGTCGCCGTGTCGCCTAAGCGCCTGGCCGCCTTGGTGGAGGCGTACCAAAAGCTGCCGGCCCCGGCGCTGGCCCTGGTGCCACCGGACGCCGAGAACCCCGAACCGCCAGAGCCTCCAAACAGGCCGCGAAAGAGCTGGGTCCGCGGCTGGTAAGGTTGCCCGCGCGGGCAACCTCTCACCACGCCAACACCTAGGACTGACGACCACTACCGGGCAAGATTGTCGCCCATGGCACCAGTTACGCCCTTGGGCGTGCCGGCGCAAGGCGTGGCCGGCGATTCGTGGATCTGGAAAGTGCCCGACTTCACGGACTATCCCCAATCCGAGGGGTGGGCGCTCTCGTATCGTCTCCACAGTCGGACCCTCAGCGCACCGCCCCTGACCATCGCAGCTGTCTGGCAAGCGACGGGTGACGACGCCAATCACTGGCTCGCCACCATCTCCGCGACGGCCAGTGCTGTGCTCCTGGCAGGCTCCTACGAGCTCCGCACGCTCCTGGTAGGGAGTGGCGCCTACGCCGGGCGCCAGCACACCGTTGCCGTGGACCTACTGGATGTGCTGGTCGACACCCGCAGCACCGCCGCGGACACCTACCTCACGCACGCGGAACGGATGCTGGCGCTCCTGGACGCCGCGGTAGAGGGCCGGATCCCCGCGGGGATGGAGTCCTATCAGATCAGCGGCCGGGCGGTCAGCCTGATGCAGCTCTCCGAACTCGTGGCCTTGCGCTCGAAGTACGCCGCCATGGTGAAGCGTCAACGGACCGGGCAGTTCGGGACCCCCATCGCCGCGCAGTTCACTCATGCGTAAGCGCGGTCTGTTCGCCCGGGTCTGGTCGGCCATCAAAGGGCAGACCTCGGACCCGTGGAGCACGGGCGGGGCCGCCTTCGCCGGCGCGGCACAGAACCGGCTCCTGGTCGATTGGATCTGGTCCCACTTGTCGGCCGACCAGGAGATCCGCGGCGAGCTGTCGATCTTACGGGGCCGATCGCGCGAGCTGGTCCGGAACGACGCCTGGGCCCGGCGGTTCGTGCGGCTGAACGTCGTCAATGTGATCGGCGCCGGGATTCGGCTGCAAGCGCGCGTGATTCGCGCCGACGGTCTCCCGAACGACCGGGTCAACACGGCGATCGAAGGGGGCTTTCAGGACTGGGGCCGCGCAGTGAATGCCAGCGCCGACCGCCGACTTTCCTGGCTTGGGCTGCAACGCCTCGCCCTGAAGGGTCTGGCGATGGACGGCGAATTCCTCGCCCGGATTCTCCGCGGCTTCCCGAACGACTATGGGTTTGCCGTCCAGCCGCTCGATCCCGACCAGCTCGACCATACGTTCAACCAATTGCCGACTAACGGCCGGAACGAAATCCGGCTGGGTGTCGAGGTCGATTCGTGGGGCGCGCCGGCGGCCTACCACCTCTGGCGCGGGCACCCGACCGAATCGGCCAAGCGGCGTGAGCGGATCCGCGTGCCGGCCGAAGAGATTGTCCACCTCTACGATCCCGACCGGGTGAACCAGACCCGCGGGGTGCCCTGGCTCACGCCGGTGATGCTCGACGCCAACATGATGCGCGGGTATTTCGAGGCAGAGCTGGTCGCGGCCCGGGTCGCCGCGGCGAAGATGGGGCACTACGTCAATACAATGGCCGATGGTGGGCCCGATGAAGACGAAAAGGACACGGCGGTGCTGGCCGATAATGTCGAGCCTGGGCTGACGAAGAAGCTGCCCTACGGCTGGACGTTTCAGGGCTGGGACCCTCAGCACCCGACCACCGCCTTCCCTGAATTCACCAGCGCCGTGCTCCACCGGATGGCGTCCGGCCTTGGGGTCTCCTACGCCTCGCTCACCAACGACCTAGGCGACACCAGCTACTCCTCGAGCCGGGTCGGTCTCCTGGACGAGCGGGACCACTATCGGGATACCCAGGGCTGGGTGATCGAACAACTCCACCAGCGGGTCTATGCCGCGTGGGTCGCCATGGCCCGCCTGGCCGGCAAACTCGACGCACGGGTTCGGCCCGAGGATTTCCTCAAGGTCCAGTGGGTGCCCCGCGGCTGGGCCTGGATCGATCCAACGAAGGACATCGAGGCGGCGATTCTGGAAATTCAGAACGGGCTCGGGAGTCGTCGTCAGAAGTTGGCCGAGCAGGGACAGGACCTGGAAGAGGTACTCGACGACCTCGTGGCCGAACAGGCGCTTATTACCGAGAAGGGTCTCACCCTCGGAGCGCCCGTCTCGGCGCCGGCGAAGCCGACCATCGGCCGGCCGGCCGACGAGATCGACGACCCCGAAGACCTGTCGCCCAACCAGCGCCGCAACGGGAACGGCAACGGCAACGGGAACGGCGCTACCGCCCTTTTCCCCTACGTCGGGGGCCACCGATGACGGATCAGATCCCGCTGGCGCTGAGTGACCGCCGACCCGCGCGCCGCGCGCTGGAGATGGCGCTCGGCGTCCCCTGGGCGATCACCCCCGAGGGGCTGGAAACCATCTTGCTGGTTGCGGCCCGGATGAACGAGTCGCCGGAGTTGGTCGCGCAGCAACTCGGCCGGCCGCTGGACAACACCCGCGCCGTGAACGTGCGGGATGGCGTGGCGACGATCGACGTGCACGGCATGACCTTCCGCTACGCCAACCTCCTGACGGACGTGAGCGGGGCGACCTCGTACCAGATCCTGGCGGCGGAGATCGAGCGGGCGCGGACCGATCCCAATGTTCGGTCCATTCTACTGGACTTCGACAGCCCCGGCGGCGAGGTCAACGGCTGCTCCGAATTGGCGGCCTTCATCTACAGGGGCAGCGCCCGGTTCGGCGGCAAGCCGGTCACCGCGTACGTCTCCGGAATGTGCGCATCGGCTGCCTACTGGCTGGCCAGCGCGACCGACGAGATTATCGCCGCCGATACCGCGCAGGTCGGCGGGCTCGGTTGCATGGCGACCTTCGTCGATGAATCGCGCGCCGACGAGCAGGCCGGCGTCCGCGTGATCGAGATCATCTCCAGTCAGACACCCAACAAGAACGAGAGCCCGGCCACAGCGGCCGGGATGGCCATGATGAAGCGCCGGGTCGATGCCCTGGCCGCGGTGTTCCTCGACGCCGTCGCGGTGTACCGCGGCGTCTCCGCGAAGGCGGTTGCCGACAACTACGGGCAGGGTGACGTGCTGGTCGGTACGGCCGCCGTGAAAGCGGGGCTGGCTGACCGCCTCGGCACGTTTGCAGGCGTGCACGCGAAGCTGGCGCCCAACGGCACCCGGGGTTTGCGGCTCGCGGCCGGGACGTCGCTCCGACTCCCGATTGCAGCGGATGGCCCACTCGGCCGGATCGCCGCTGGTACCGGACTGCACGACCTCAACGAAATCACTGCCGCCTACGCGCGGCTCGCAACGATCCCGTTGTCACCACCGGAGCCCGCTGCCGCGGCCCCGGATCTTTCGGCCCCTGAGAAGGCCGCTCACGAGGAGGACCGCACGATGGAACCGACGAAGGCCGCGGCCCCACAGGGGGCCCCCGATCCGCTTACCGCCGAGCGGGAGCGGATGGGCATCATCACCAGTCTGGCCGCCGAGCACAACATCCCGATGGCCAGGGTCAACGCATGGCTGGCCGAGGGCGCTACGGCCGAAGTAGTCCGGGGGGAAATCCTGGCCGGCTACCGCGGCAAGCTCGCCTTGGTCCCGACGTCCAGCGCCGAGCAGCTGGATGCCGCCGCGCGCATCACGGGCCCGCAGATCGACCGCGAAGCCGTGAGGCCGTTCGCCTCCCTGGGCGAACAGCTCCAGGCGATCGTCCGGGCTGGGTCCCCGGGTGGGAGCACCGACAAGCGGCTGATGCATATCATGGCGGCCGTCTCCGGTGGATCGACCGGCGTCGGCGGTGACGGCGGGTTCCTGGTCCAGAAGGATTTCAGCGCCGAGCTGTTCAAAGAGGCATTCGCCACCGGGCAGCTCTCCAGCCGGTGCAGTCAGACCGAGATCGGGCCGAACGCCGACGGGTTGGAAGTCGTGTACGTCGACGAGAGCAGCCGGGCGACCGGCTCCCGGTGGGGCGGAGTCCAGATCTACCGGACCGGCGAGGGCGACGCGGCGACCGCGAAAAAGCCCAAAATCGGGAAGTGGGAGTGCCGGCTCGAAGACCTGATGGGGGTCGCCTACCTGACCGAGCGGTTGATGCAGGACGGTTCGGCGATGGCGCAGGTGTTCCAGGAGGCGTTCGCCGAGGAGTTCGGGTTCGTCCTCGACGACGAGATCCTGCGGGGTACCGGCGTCGGCCAGTGTCTCGGGCTCCTCTCCACGGGCGCTTGCACCGTGTCGACGGCCAAGGAGACCGGCCAGCTTTCCGCCACGATCGTGGCGGAGAACATCGCCAACATGTGGGCGCGGGTGCTGCCGCGTGCCAAGGCCGGTGGTTTCTGGTTCATGAACACGGAGTGCAACCCGCAGCTCGACCAGCTGCAGGTGGGCACCGGGACCTCGGGCCAGCTTGTCTTCATGCCGGCGGGCGGGCTCTCGGAATCGCCGTTCGGTCGCCTGAAGGGCCGGCCGGTGATCGAGATCGAGCAGGCGTCGGCGCTGGGCACGGTGGGCGACCTCTTCTTCGCCGACCTCAGCTACTACAAGCTCATCACCAAGGGTGGGCTGCAGGCCGACGAGTCGATCCACGTCCGCTTCCTGAACAACGAGCGGACCCTTCGCTGGGTCACCCGGGTCAACGGGGCGCCAAAGCTCAAGAGCGCCATCACCCCCTACAAGGGTTCCAATACGCTGTCCCCGTTCGTGACCCTAGCCACGCGGGCCTAACCACCCGGTAGCCCCGGGCACTGAGGAGGAAACAGACCATGAGTGGCAGCGGACTTTTCATCGAACGGGCGCACGCTGAAGTGGGCATCGACGCGGTTGCGGATGTCTTCGCCGCGGCGGCCAACTCGGACGTGTTCTCGATGCGCAAGCACAACCGGATCGTGTTCATCGCCCATTGGGGCGTGGGCGCGACCGGGGTCAACAAGTTCACGGTCGAGGCGTGCGACAACGTCACGCCTTCGAACGTCACCCTGATTCCGTTCTGGTACCGCACGCTCGTCGCGGGCGCGGCGCCGGGTGCGGTGACGTACCAGGGGACGCCGGCGACCGGCGTTTCGAATGCCGCCGGATCGAGCCAGATCATCCTGATCGAGACCACCGCCGCGCTGGTCAAAGCGGCCGGGTACGACTTCATCCGGTTGGCCACGGATGAGACCACGGACTCCCCCGTACTCGGCGGGATCATCGCGCTCCTGCTGGAGCCGCGCTTCGCCGAGGATGAGACCTCAATGGTGGCGTAGGACAACATGACGGGAGCCTGAGGGGGAGCCGTTCCCCCTCAGGCTGGACCCGTGACTGGTGGGTTCACTGGCTGACGGCCCCCGGAGGGCCAGAAGGGTGGAATCATGGGCATCAACGCACGCACCTACAACGGGTTCATCGAGCACTTCGACAAGGGCACCCATGAGCGGGTCCTGGTCGAAGCGCCCGTTGTGTTCTACGACGATTTCCTCGGGCGGATCGTCAACGTCACGGACGTCTGGGGGGTGCTCGATACCGCCGGTGGCGCCGAAGCGATCGTCGCGAATGCCGCGAATGGGGTCTATGGCATGGCCCTGGACGCGACAAACGAAGCGCAGCTGGCCGGACTCTACTGGAGCGATCAGCGCCCCCTGGTGCTCAATCAGGGCCTCGTTTTCGAGGCGCGGGCCGCGCTCAGCGTGCTGCCGACGACCGCCGTCATCGCCTGTATCGGGCTCGCGGGCGCGCACAATGCCGCGGTCGACACGGTCGCCGAGTCGATCTGGTTCCGCGCGGACGCGAACGGGGTGATCACGGTGGAGCATGACGACACCGCGACGGAGACCTCCAAGGTCGCGACCGGGATCACCCTGACGGCCGGGCTGTTCGCGATCTTCCGGATCGACTGCACGATCCCGACCGACATCAAGTTCTTCATCAACGGCGCCCGGGTCGCGGGCTCGACCACGTTCAGCGGCGCCGCGGTGCCGACGCTGGCACTTCAGCCGGTGATCCGGATCGGGAAAGAGGCGGCTGGGACGGGGTTGGGGACGATCCAGCTCGACTACGTGCGGATCTGGCAGAAGCGGGCCTAAGCGACCGTGCCGTTCGGGACCGCGCACATCCGGGCCATACTGGCCGGGCCGATGGGGGTCAACGTCGCATACAACGGCGTGACGGTGCGCGGGATCCTGGACGATGCGGAAGGTCGGGAGGACCAGAGTGGCTTCGGGCTGCTACAGCGGAGCCGGTCGGTGCTGGTCGAGACGGCCGCGCTGGCCGATCTCGTGAGCGACACCGCGATCACCGTCGATGGCGTGGCGTTCGTGGTTCGGGACTTCACACGGGAAGCAGCGGACGGTGCCCTGACCCGGATCGTACTGGCTGTCGACACGGAGGCGTGAGTGCTGGTTGAGGTGCCGGACCTGGTCGCCGAATGGCTCCGACATCCACAGTACGGCGTGAACGCGCTCCTGCCCTCGGTGCCGCGGAACGGCCTGGACCGCGAGCCGCCGCCGCTCCGGTGCGTGCTGGCCGAGACCCGGTCGGGGGATGTGGCTAGGGGGACGTTTCCCAACGACCCGTTGGCCTACCCGCTCCTGGCGGTCTGGATTCCGCGTGAGGTCGCGATCAGTACGACGGTGCGCCAGGGCAAATGGGACGTGCCGTCCTTGCCGGTCCGGATCGCGTACGCCGTCCGTGCGGTCGATAGCGAGCGCGGGCTCACGGATGCGGGGTACACGATCCGTGCGATCCTGCGGTCGCTCTGGGCCTTCGAGGATGGATCGAATACAACGGCCGTGGCCGCCCGACGACGGAACAGTATCACGATTCAAGGGCTCTCGGACCGGGACGGGGATTTGTCGCTCATGCCGGCGAGTGCACCGCTGCCGGACGTCTACGTGCTCGGCGGGTTGACCGTCGGGCTTCGGGTGGTCGACACCGCCCCAGGAGGTTGAGATGCCGGTCACTCAGATTCGCCGCATTCAAGTCGCCCTCGCCAAAG